AGACAGGGGTTGCCCGTATAGCCAGCAAGAAACCAGTTGTACAGGTCATCTATGGCCCGCTGCTGGTAGTCACGCAGGATCATCCCGTCACCCGGCCATCAAACGCTTTACGCAACTTAACCATGCCTTCGTCAGCCTCGGCACAAGCCTCGGCGTTAGCCACCAACTCCTTGGACCCAAACACCCCGTCACCTGGCTCACCGTTAACCACTTCCTTGCCCTTGATGACGTAGATGGTCTGCCATTGGTCGCCGGCCTCCTTGCGCTGCCACGGCACCATGTCAGGGTGCAAAACATGGGCTCCGCACCCTTCTCGCTGCCACTCCAAAGGGATCTCATTGCCAGCATGACGCTCGCAGATCCACTTGGAATCCTCTGTCGCCGTACTGTGGGCGCAGGTGCGGCAGTTGACCTCTTTGGTCAGGCGATCGCCGTGGCAGAACTCATGCGCGGGACACCACTTGCACTGGTACCAGCTGGGGTCAACGCTCAGTGGTTCTGGCATTCGGTCTGACAATGCGATTCGCTTACCACGGGCTACTGCGTTCTCGGCAACGCCTTTGTCGTACTCAACTCGCTCTGTGTAGATGCGGTCGTCATCCTTGCAGATAGCAACATACAGAGCGCGATCAATACCAGTGCCATGCATATACAACTGCATTTGCACAAAGTGATCAAATTTTGCACGCTCCACACCTTTGTCTTCAACCTGTTCAAACGATTTTTTGTTGTGGGTTTTGTACTCACAAACGTGTTTCTTTGATGGCGCTCCCGGCACCCCAGAGATTGCGATGTCATCTATGCTCCCGCTGATGTGGCAACCAAAGTCCACGCGCTCCTGCGCTACCCCTGGCTTAAACTGGACGCCGATTGCTTGCAGATCGTCTTTGATCGTGGCTTCTTCATTCTGACCACGGCGAAACATTCGCAGCACCCTGCCTTCAAATTTGCTTGCCACGGCCCACCGGAACGACAGCCACAACCAGCGGTCACAACTGTGGCCAAGCTGGCTCGCACCCAAATGGCCCCTAGGCTTATCCGGCTTTGACGTATGGTATTGGTCAATTTGTTCGGCGATGCTATATTGAGCGTCAGGAATTTTCACGTTCTCTGTCTCCTCTCCTCGGGTTGGATATTTGCCCGGCGCGATGCCGGGCATTTTTTTGCCTGTTTACTTCTTGATCCAAGGCGGCGATGCCTTGGCGTTGGTTGACGCAACCACCGGCTTCGGTGCTGGAGCAGATGCACCGGCCATAGCACGGAAGCCCTTTACTTCGTTGCTATTGCCGTACTGCTCAGAAATCCGGATGTCCAACTTGATCGACAGGTTGCCGCCGATCATTTGGTCCGTGTCTTTAAGCGACGTCAAGCCAATTGCCCGCATGATCTCGCCCAACTGCTGCCGCCCGATTTCTTCGGCCTTCGGGTTAGGGTTACGCACGTTCAAGTTGCCAAACACCACGCGCCCCTGATGGGTTGGGCCGTTGATGTCGTAGCGCACCTTGATGTATTTACCAGTACCCATCTTGGTCGCCATGATCTCAGCGTTGCTAATCGTTGCGTCGTACCAGCCAGCAGGCAGCGGCTCAAAGTTGCGATCCGATACGGGTAGCGCGGCAACGTCAAAGGTTTCATCTAAAAGCATTTTATTTCCTAGTGATAGTGAACGAGGGACGCCCAGCCTTGGCGGTAATCGCCTTAGACAAAGGTTTGGTAATTGACTGGTCTGCGGCTTTCCAGGCAGTCATGTTGATTTCAGGCTTCCAACGAAAGAGAGCAGAGATTTGTGTCTCTAGCCCTTCTTCGTCAGCGATTGCGATCAGTTTCTCTGCGTTGACCGTCCGGTTGATCCGACCTTCGATCTTGATTGCGTAGGGCGAACCCACGGCAGTCACGTTCTCAGTACCTTCAAAGGTTTCTGGAAAGTTCAACCGGCAGGCGATCTGGTCTTCAATCTCGCGGCGTTTCTCAACCGCGATCTTCTCGGTTTCTTTGTAGGCGATCCAGCGGTCAGCCAGATCGTCGATAGTGATGTCATCGAATACGGATGTCATGCCGCACCTCCAATCTTTTTAATGATCTCGCCCAAGTCCGCGTCTTCCCACACTTCCAACTTGCCCGACCGGTCCTTCGCCAGCCACAAACCATCACCGTCGGTCATCAAAGCGCGTCGGGTATTGCCCTCAGCGTCTTTCTCAACGCGCAGGGCCAGCACTTCATCGAAGAAGTAGGGCAATGATTGCCCTGTCTTGTTCCCCGGCATACTTGGGGCATACAACACGCGGCCCATCTCATCCTGAGTCTTTTCAAGTTTGGCAGACATATATACGTGCTTGCCGGGGAGGTCGCGGAAGGCTCGGATGATGTCTGCCATCTGCTCCTGCATCGCACCGTATGCTGCGCGGGGGTCTTTGTTAATTTTTTTCTCCGCGTTCAAAACCACTTCTGCGATCTCGCTGATACTGTCCAGGGCCACCGACTGGAACTCACCCGCCTCGGCGCTGCCGTTCAACCACTGATACGCCTCACGCAGATCGGTCATTGAGGTGATCTCAATGAACGGCAGGTTGGTATCGGCAATTGATAGCAAACCACCCTCGGCGCTCAGAATCACTGGCGTGGGCAACGTTGGGATCAGGCTGGTCTTGCCAGCGCCGGCTTGACCGTAAACCAACAGCTTGACCGCTTGCGCGGTGGCTTCCTTGGTACGTTTGAGTTGAATAGCCATCAAATGCCTCCTGACAAGGCAAAGAACAGTCCAAAGCCAGCGGCAACGCCAACCAGCAGCGATGCAACCGCGATGACCCAGGGCGGGTCTTGGTAATCTTTATCGTTCATCTCTAACTCCTTGGTAGCTGCACATTCGGGCCATCCGTTCGTGCAGTGTTTGCAAGACTACAGACTTCCGCGTAAAGTGTCAACACAGAGTTTCAACCGGAGTGGAAAAAAAGTGACAACAGAGGAAGCGATCCAGCATTTTGGTAGCCTCAAGCGGCTAGCAGATGCGCTCGGGGTCTGGCCCCAGGTCATCTATCGGTGGGGTGAACGCCCACCGATGGCGCGGCAGTACGAGATAGAAGTCAAGACCGAGGGAAAGTTACGTGCAGACCATGAACAAGATTGAAGCAGCGCTGCGCTACGCAGAATGGGGCTGGTGCGTCCTGCCCGTAGTACCGAACGGCAAAATCCCAGCCACCGCCCACGGTGTTAACGACGCCACCAAAGATACAGAGCAGATCAAGCGCTGGTGGGGCCAGAACCCCAACCTCAACATAGGCATTGCCTGCGGCAGCGCCAGTGGCGTGGTGGTGTTTGACATCGATCCACGCAACGGCGGTGACCAAAGTTGGGAGCGGTGGGTGTCCGATCACGGCCCTCTGCCAGACGGAGCCATGGCACTGACCGCCGGAGGTGGGCAACATTACTTGGCGTTGCACGAAGATAGCGTCAGATCGTGCAAGTTAGCCGAAGGTATCGACCTTTTGTCGGACGGGCGTTATTTCTTGGCTTACCCATCAACCATCGAGGACCGCGCCTACGAATGGGAAGCGTCAAGCGACCCGTTTGACGGTGTAGCGCCAGCCAGAATTCCAGAATCGTGGATGCCGCACCTTGGTCGGCGCAAGGTGGCACCGACCACCAACGGCGACTTGATCCAAGGTAACCGTAACGATGGCTTAACGAGCCTCGCAGGTGCCATGCGGTCGTTTGGGATGACCGAAGCTGAAATTCTGGCCGCGATCAGCGTAGCCAACGAAACCCGCTGCGAAATCCCACTGCCATCTAGCGAGATTAAACAGATCGCAAGATCGGTCACTCGCTACGAACCAGATAGCGACGTTGCTGCTAGTACTGCAATTGGCTCAGAGGCCGCAGAAGCGCTTTTGGCAGAGCCGCCCACGTCAGACTATTTCCTGACCCGCGCAACGAGCTTCCTGAGCCAGCCAAGCCCCGTACCGTGGATTGTGAAGGGGTGGTTGCCTGCGTATGCCACAACCATGATGTACGGCGAGTCTGGCGTGGGCAAAACGTTTGTTGCTTTAGATATGGCTTGCTCAATTGCCGCAGGCTTACCGTGGGGCGGTATCAAAACCAAAGCCGGCATCGTGGTGTATTTGGCAGGTGAAGGTAACTACGGGATGCGCCAGCGTGTTGCAAGCTGGTGCAAGCGGAACAACATGACGAGCTTGGATAACCTGTTGATCAGCAACAAGGCTATTGACATGGATGGCCCCGGCGCGGCAGCGCAGGTGATCGCGGCAGTGCGGGCGTTAACCTCAGAACCAGTGGCATTGGTCAACATTGATACGTTAAATAATCACATGAGCGGCGATGAAAACTCAGCTAAAGACACGCGGGCAATGATCAATGCCTGTAACGTGGTTTCAATGGCTCTCAGCGCCACGACCATGCTTATCCACCACTTAGGACACAACAGCGAGGCAAAACAGCGTGCGCGAGGTTCTAGCGCCTGGCGCGGGGCATTGGATGCGAGCATTTTGGTGCATGGCAAGTCGCATGAGATTGTGGTGTCTTGCACGAAGCAGAAAGACGCGCCAGAACCAGCAGATCGGTACGGGTGTTTAAGCCCGGTGGATCTTGGGTGGCAGGACGAAGATGGGTTGCCGCTGCCAGGGGCGGTATTTGAGATGTTCCAAGAGGGCGACCTGCGTATCCCACAACCAAAGG